AGCGAAAGAATTTGAAAAATTTGGTTTTAAAAAATGCAAAGGAATATCGAGTGACCTCGAATGCTATTATCTGTGCGTAGCAAGAGGAAAAAAGATGCTTTTTGTGAGTAATGTATACTTTGGGGTAAATGATTGGAGCGATGATGACCCGAGAATTCACGCGAATCCTAATTGCAGGTACAGAAGCGTAAAAACAAGCCTTGATATTATTTACGAGCTGATCAAAGCGGGGATGCTGAAAAGCAGTTTTGAAAAAGAAAGCAGAAAAGGTCCTTGATGAAATCGCTGAGCAGATTGGATGTTGTAAAGCGGATGAGATCATCTATGCGGGGCGAGGGATCGGCGGACTCCGTGTAACGGTATATCAAGCTCTTGCAGAGGAATACGTATATCAAATGCCAGAAGAAGAGGAGGAAGATGATGCTGATTAGAAGACAGGACAAGAAAGCAATCTTCAATATTGATACTTGCAGAGTGCTTTATGTGGCTGAGACGGTTGGAGGTTGTTTTAAAATCTGCGCAGACCAATTCGAACAGCTTGGAACTTACAAAACAGAAGAAAGAGCAATGGAAGTTTTGGACATGATCGCAACGCAGAGTGCGTTATGCAACGCAGGAGTTGCTGTGTATTTAGTGGATGAAATCGAAAAAGCTTGGTATATGGATATGCCGGAGGAGTGAAGACAGAATGACGAAAGAAGAGCTTGTGATAGGGAACAGGTATAAGATCCGCCGCCCGTCAATCGCGGATGGCAACGTAAATTCGTATCAGTGGAGCGATGCAACTTTGGTTGATATCTTTACACATATTGCGGTATTCAGTGTGGGAGAGTATTGCGTCACTTACAAATTCTGCCAGTTAAGAGATGAAGTAAAAGAAGCGTAACGCAGAAAGGAGCTGCACCATGAGTATTCGGAGCACATTTTTGAAAGATTACGGGATTTCGAAAGAACTTGGGGATAAGATCGTATCATATTGCAGAAAAGCGCACGACTACGACCAGAATCTTATCTTGCAGGCCGCACAGAAGACTTGCCCGGAGATATCGAGCGCCCTGTTTGCGAATCTGACGCTTGGAATTGGGTATGACCGGATCAGCCAGGTGCAGTATATCCCAATGCAGCGGAAAGATTTCCAGGGATACAGGCGGAAGACAATCGAGGAGCTGTATAGATTGCTGCTTCTGCATGGGAAGGAGTTAGAATGATAATCGGAGGGAAAGAAGTAAGCGAAATTTTGGTGTGTACGAAAGAAAATGAGTTGATTGTAAGCATTACAGATAAAAACGTCATCGTAAAAAACGGTTATGATGTGGATCTTTGGCCATCAGCGGAGAAAAAATCCGAAGAAACGGAAAAATAATCTGATATTAAGCACAAAAAGGGTACAACGAAAAGCCCCCATGCCAGTACACTAAGAATAGAAGTGTATTAGTATGGGGGTGATTTTTATTCCTACAAATAAAACTTACGAAAATCTTGAAAAAATGATGTTTTCCGGCGTTGGAGCGTATGGGATTCCAGAGATTATGCCGGAAGAGTACAAGCCGTGTGAGTGGATCGGATTTAATTACGCAGCCAGCACGGCGAAAAGAGCAGGGAAAGGCGTTCATTTCTTCTTGGATGACTACCAGTTCGAACGGGTGTGGAATAACCCGGATCGGTACATTGAGGTATTGAGGGACTATGACTATGTGCTTTCCCCGGATTTCAGTATGTACACGGACTTCCCGAAAGCGATGCAGATATACAACCATTACAGAAAACACTGGTGCGCAGCATATATGCAGATGAATGGACTGCGTGTAATACCTACGATCGCATGGAGCGATGAAAACTCGTTCGAGTGGTGCTTTGATGGCGAGCCGGTGGGAAGCGTGGTGGCAGTATCCAGTGTGGGAACGCAGAACAGCAAGGCGAAAAAGGCGGCATTCCTGCGTGGATATGAAGAAATGATGAAACGATTATCACCGGAGCATGTGATCTTCTTCGGGAAAGTTCCGGAAGAACTGGAAGGGGACGTGGAAAAGGTTGCAGCATTCCAGGAGAGATACAAGAAGGAGGGAATCTAGTTGGGCGGACGAGGGGGGGCAAGCGGCATAGGCAAGAAAAGCCAATCCGCGTTGGACCCGAAAGCGAAAGAGCAGACGATCACGACATTCTACCGCCGGAATTCTATCTATGGTCCACACTATAGAGATGATGTGTATGAAGCGGTAGAACAAAAGAACGAAAAAGGCGGAATAGAGATTGTAAAAGCCTATGGAACGTTCGATAACAGTAACCCGAAAGCGAACACAAAAGATGTGACGTATAAAATCCAACATGGTATTGTGAGCTACGATGATTCCAGGGGAATTGAAAGTTACGGTATCAGATGGGACAAGGTAAGCAGCGTTTCGGGACAAACCTACAACATACGAAGCATGTTAAAAGAAAAAGGCTTTCGGTGGGACGGTAAAACAAAGAGTTGGGTAAAGAAATAAAGCTGCAGGAAAGGGAACAGAGATGATGGAATGGCGAACGAACAAAACTTAATACCGACAAACCGGAGAAGTAAGAGCGAGGTAAGAGAGAATGCCAGAAAAGGCGGTATCAAGTCTGGACAGGTGCGCAGGCAGAAAAAGACCCTTTCCGAACTGGCTAAGATGATAGCCGAGAACCCGGCACCTGCGCAGGCGAAAAAGTCTCTCGCAAAGCTCGGAATAGACGATGAGAACGCGAGCAATAACGCGCGAATCGTAGCGTCTGTGTACAGTAAGGCCATCGAGGGAAACATGATGGCTGTGGAGAAGTGGGAGCAGCTCGTAGCGGATAAGAAAGCAGATACGGAGGCGTACGAACTGCCCGCAAGGGTGATTGGAAAAGCATTTGTTGACATCAACCGGAAGATCGAGCCGAATATTGAATATGTATTCGAAGGCGGGCGCGGCGGTCTGAAATCGTCCTATGTGGCTTTCAAAATCGTTGAAATCCTCAAGAATAACCCGCAGATGCACGCGTGTATCACAAGACAGGTAGCCGGGACACTGAAAGATTCCGTGTATGCCAACATGAAATGGGCGATTAATGAGCTGGGGCTGATGGAAGAGTTCGATTTTAAGGTGTCTCCGCTCGAAATTAAGTATATCAAGACTGGACAGACGATATACTTTCGCGGACTGGATGACGAAACAAAACTGAAATCCATTAAGCCGGAATTTGGGTATATAGGAATCCTCTGGAAAGAGGAGAAAGACCAGATGAAAGGAGACGCACAGGAACGGTCCGTGAACCAGTCAGTTCTTCGAGGCGGTGACATCTCCTATGATTTCTCATCCTACAACCCTCCCAAAAGCAAAAGTAACTGGGTCAACCGAATTAAGCTCGTGCCGAATCCGAAAAGAGTGATACACCACTCGTGCTATACAGACGCGCCGCCGGAATGGCTCGGAAAGAAGTTCATCGAGGACGCGGAACATCTAAAAGAAGTCAATCCGGAAGCGTACGAGCATGAGTATCTCGGCATCCCGAACGGAGACGGCGGAAACGTGTTTGAATATCTGGAGATCCGAGACATCACAGACGAAGAGATTAGCCACATGGACCGTATCTATCCAGGCGTTGACTTCGGATGGTACCCGGATCAGTATTGCTACCTGCGGACTTACTACGATTCGGCGCGGGAGAAAATCTATCTCATTGATGAACTATACGTGAATAAGTGGAGCAATGAGAAAACAGCAAAATGGATCAAAGAAAAAGGGTATGATGACTATACGATTATCTGCGATTCCGCGGAGCCTAAGTCCGTAAACGACTATAGGGATGCCGGACTCCCGGCCAGGGGAGCAATCAAAGGACCGGGAAGCATTGAATACGGATTCAAATTCCTGCAGGCACGAACTCTCGTGATTGATCCGAAGCGGACACCGCACGCTTACAAAGAAATCACGGAATACGAATACGACCGGGATAAGGACGGGAACGTTATCAGCGGATATCCAGACGGTAACGACCATGCTATCTCGGCTTTACGTTATGCGTACGAACCATTATTTAATCGAAGGGGGTATAGTGCATAATGTGCGAATTTTGCGATGAGCTGAAAAACTGGAAAACCTTAGAAAGATTCGATCAGCGTGCACGGTACGTCTATAAGTGTAAGCTGATACGTAAGACGATGGTCGAGACAAGAGCGGCGGGGAGCATCGAGGGAACGCCGCATAACGTCAATTACTGCCCGATGTGCGGCAGAAAAGTGACAGAGGGCTAGGAATGGGACTGATAACAACTATTAAGAGGTGGCTAAGCATGTTTTTTCGAAGCGAAGCGGAGCAGGCGTTTAACGTTGATACGATCGAATCCCCGGTAATGGATACGGTCATTAAAAAATGCGCTGCTGTTTATTCCGGAGAACCGCTGTGGAAAGATGTTAAGAACGGCATCCGAACAATCAATTTTGCAAAATCGCTAAGTTCCGAAACGGCGCGGCTTGCGACATTAGCAATTAAAATCACAATCGAGGGATCAGCACGGGCGGAATGGCTGCAGCAACAGACGGATGCAGTGTTTTTCAGTATCCGAAAATGGGTGGAATATGGCTGTGCGTATGGAACGGTAGTCATCAAGCCGAATGGGAAGACGTTGGATGTATTCACGCCGGATGAAGTGCTTATAACCGATTATGACAACCAGAATATCACCGGAATGATATTCAAAGATACGTACACGCAAGGAAAATGGTACTACACGCGGCTGGAGTATCACCGATTTGCAGAAGAAAAGCAGGGCGAGGAAACAGTACGCCCTTACTATATTTCCAACCGGGCGTATCGGTCGAAATCTCCCGATTCAATCGGCGATCCGGTGGCGCTGAAAGATACGAAATGGTCTGAGCTTATGGCAGACTCCCCGCCGATTTTGAAAACGAACGGAGAAAGCCTGGACGGTCCGATGTTCGGCGTGTTCGTGACACCGCAGGCGAATAACGTAGATAAGTCTACGCCACTCGGCCTGCCGGTATATGCCGAAGCTCTGGAAGAACTGAAAGACCTTGATGTCGCGTACTCGCGCATGACCGGAGAAATCAATGACAGTGAACGAATCGTTCTAGCAGATGATCGGTTATTGTCTCCGGCTGGCACGCCGGTTAATAAGGTGAACCCGGGAGCTGCCGCAACAAAGAACTTGCCGAAGTACGTTCGAAACGTCTACGGCGATGGGCCGGATTCTTTCTACCAGGAAATCAACCCGACACTCAACACAGAAGTGAGGGTTAAGGGAATCAATGCGTTATTGTCGCAGATCGGCTATAAGGCTGGATTCTCCAACGGCTATTTCGTGTTCGACCAAAAAACCGGTATGGTAACAGCAACACAGGTTGAATCCGATGACCGGCGGACGATCCAATACATCAAGGATGTGCGGGATCAGCTAGAGAAGTGCATGGATGCCGTCTATTACGCCCTGAGCGTCTATGCGGATCTGTACGGCGAGAGTCCGGCAGGGGAATACGAAGTAACGTATGATTTCGGTGATATTACGTACAACCGCGAGGAGGACCGTGCACGCTGGTGGAATTACGTTAATGCCGGAAAAGTACCGGCGTGGATGTATTTCGTCAAGTTCGAGGGATTCTCGGAGGAAGACGCAAAGGCAATGGTCGAAGAAGCCACTCCGAAAGAGGATGAGCTTTTTGACAGCAAATATAAGGAGGAATGATAACATGGATATGAGTGGAGTAGCAACAGTAGTATGTATCACAGTAGTCTGCTATCTGGTAGGCATGGTGATGAAAGCAACGGATATTAGCAACAAGTGGATTCCGTGCGCAGTAGGATTGGCGGGAGCGGTGCTTGGCGTTGTTGGTATGTACACAATCCCGGACTTTCCGGCGCATGACGTGCTTAATGCGGTAGCCGTCGGCATTGTCAGCGGATTAGCAAGCACCGGAGCAAACCAGATCATCAAACAGGCACAGAAAGAGGAATAAGACATGCTTACCCCGGAGTATCTGCAACACGCGGCAGAGGGCGCAGAAGCCATCACAGAGGATTTACACAACCGGATCATGCGGAAGATCGTCAAGGCGATTTTAACACGCATGGAACGCGGCGAAAACTACATGCTGACGGCGGCGGACAAGTGGAGAATCGAAGCACTGCAGGAAGCTGGCTATCTGCTGGAAGATATCCAGAAAGAGATAGCAAAGGCGACCAATCAGCAGCTATCAGAGATCAAATCAGCCTGCGTTGACGCGGGAATACAGACGCTCAAGTGGGACGACGCGGTATATAAGGCGGCTGGGCTGGTACCTACGCCGCTTCTTCTTTCCCCCACACTGATGCGCGTACTGGAAAGAGACTATAAGGCGACCGCGGGCACATGGCGGAACTTCACCCGGACGACCGCAGAAGAAGCGCAGAGACTTTTTATCAACGAGCTTGACAGCGCCTATCACAGGGTTCTGAGCGGCGGAGAGTCTTACGGCGCTGTGGTGGCTGATCTGATCGAGAAAGTGTCCGAGGAGGGGCTGACAGTCAAGTACCCGACAGGATACCGGCAGAGCCTTGAATCTGCGACCATGACCATCGTACGCACCGGTATAGCGCAGGCGGCGTGCGATGTATCAGAAATGCGGATGGAGGAGATGGACTGGGATATTATTCTTGTTTCTGCTCATGTAGGCGCACGAACGGGAGACGGCGGGCAGAACCCGGGAAATCATCTTTGGTGGCAAGGGCGATTCTATTCCAGAACCGGAAAAAACAAGAAATACCCGAATTTCTACGAGGTGACCGGATACGGCACCGGCGAGGGGCTGGGTGGCTGGAATTGCCGTCATAGCTTCGGATCGGGAGACGGAAAGAACAACCCATTTGACGCTAAGAACATCTCATACGCAGATAATCGTAAGGTTGAAGAAGCACAGAAGCGGCAACGATTGTTGGAGCGCAGAATACGAAACAGCAAAAGGCAAATTCAAACTTTGCAATATGCTATAGACAACGCAAGCGATGACGAGACGAAAAGCAAATTGCAAAGTAGAACAGAGCAAAAAGCTAATTTGCTTAGTAAGCAAAATAAAGCATATCGCAAGTTTTGCGAAGACAACAACCTGCGCCCTTATGATGAGCGATTGAAAATAGCCCATTGGGACCGAAAACAGGCAGCAAGAGCCGCAGCGGATGCACGGCGATATCAAAAACGCAAAAAGGAAAAAGCAGATGATTGAGACGATTAATCAAATCATGATTCTCTGCGGCTGGATAACTACAGTAGGTGGCGCGATTGTGGTTCTGACCGGAGCATGGAAGAAATTCAAAAAGCCAGAGAGGGATCTGGAAAAGAGGATGCAGACGATGGAGGAGGATATCAAGGATATCAAGTCAAAACTTGAGAAAGATTATACCTCTATCCGCACCCAACGAGATGATATGAATCTGATAATGAGGAGCATGTTCAATCTGATCGAAAATAAGATTACAGGGAACAACATCGAGGGCTTAAAAAAAACGAGGGAAGAACTTGTAAATGCGATGACCGACAAGAAAAATTAAGAGGGCTTATCTTGAAAGTGTATGAATTCACAGTACCGGAGCTGGAATATTTTCGCACGTATTGTAATTTTACGCGTGACGAACGTACACTTTTTGATTATCGGAGTAGGAATATTCCGCTCGAAAAGTGTGCGGAACTAATGAACATTTCTGTTTCTACTGCAAAACGGATCAGCAGAAACGTAAACACCAAAATCATTAAAGTATGCTGATGATACTTTTTTAAGCATTTCATGGGACTTTGACGAACTGTCAGAGTCCTTTTTTTGCGCCTAAAATATGAGTAGAAAGAGAACGGAGGGATGAATATGTATCCGTATATTGACCCGCAGGCATTTGCGAACGAACAGGCAATGCTTCAACAGAGAATCAATCAGTTGGAACAGGCGAGAAACCAGCAGATGAGCATGTATGCACCACAAAGTCAGCAACAGCAGCAGGCGCCGACCAGCAACGTAAATTGGATACAGGTTGCAGGTATCGAGGGCGCAAGAAATCAGATTGTCCAGCCTGGACACACTGCCTGGATGATGGACAACAACAGCCCTGTGTTTTACGTTAAGTCTGTGGACGGCATGGGAAGCGCGACTTTCAAGGTGTTTCAGTTCGCCGAGATCTCGCCAGAAGCCCTAAACCCGGCACAGAGCCAGCCGAAAGAAGAAAGACAAGAATACGTTACGCGGCAGGAATTTGACGCTCTGCTGACGCGATTAGGCGAAAAGCCGGAGAATAAGGAGGAACCCGTATGAATCCATTAATGAGTATGATAGGCAATATGGGCGGCGGTAACAACCCGATGGGCGCGATGATGCAGGCTATGCAGATGGTCAATAAGCTCAAACAGGCGGGCAACCCGCAGGCCGCAGTAGAACAGATGGCGCAGACTAACCCGAACGTCAAGAAAGCTATGGATATGTGCAAAGGTAAGAACCCAAAGCAGGTATTCGAGGACATGTGCAGACAGAACGGGATGGACCCGGGGCAGTTCTCTGGGCTGATGAAATAAGATATTAGGGCGGTGCACAGCCTTAATAAATAGAAGGATAAGGAGAAAGAACCATGACAGATGGAACAATGGGACTTAGCGCGGCTGATGTAGCAGCCGTAACGAGAAACAATGACGATGATTGGGGCGGTGGCTGCTGGTGGATCTGGATTATTCTGCTGGCATTTCTGTTCCCGATGATGGGCGGATGGAACCGTGGCGGCGTTGAGACTGGCGTGCAGGACAATTTCATTTCTGATGAATTTGTCAAACGTGACATTTTCAATACCAATCAGAACGTTTCCAACACAGCTTGCCAGACGCAGAGAGACGTACTGGAAAACCGGTATACCAATCAGCTCGGCTTACAGCAGGTGCAGGCGGCACAGCAGAATTGTTGCTGTGAAACACAGAAAGAGATCCTGCAGAGCCGATATGATGCGGCACTCATGGCACAGAATATGCAGGCTCAGATGGCACAGTGTTGCTGTGACATCAAAGAGAGCATTCTGGCCGACGGAAACGCAACCAGACAGATGATGCAGGAAAACACCATCCAGGCACTCAGGGATAAGCTGTCAGACCGTGACCGCGATCTGCAGAACGCGTACAATCAGATTTCACAGGTTTCGCAGACCCGTACAATCATTGATGCGGTACGCCCGACACCTACACCGGCTTATCTTACATGTTCCCCGTATTTCGCGTACAACATGACCGGATACGGCGGATGTTGCGGAAATGGCGGTAACGTGCTGTGATGAGCACAAGCGAGCTGTCCGCGCTCGATCTTCTGAACCTGTTCGGTGTATTCCTGCAGGCGATGAATTATCAGAGCGACCTATCGCAGGCGAGCAATGCGGATATCGCAAAACACCTGCAGGAACAGGACAGAAAGTACCTTGACCGGATCATCGAAAATCAAAATAAAATAATCAGCATGTTGGAAGATTCCAAATCTACGAAACAGTAGTTGTGCAAAATTGCAGGGGTAGGCGTGGAGCTTGCCCCTGTTTCATTTCAAAAAGGAGAGAAATTATGTTAAATGTAATTGCAAAAGCAGAACAGACAGTAGCAGCAGGACAGAATGTTGTATTCACCAATACCCGCGTAAAATCCCGTCGTTGTGGATGCTCCAGCGGATGGCTGAACCACATCGAGGGAAGCGGAATTTTCACAATCACGAACCGGACGAACCTTCCTATCGCGGTAGAATTACAGTTCAACGGAAACGTAACAGCGGCGGCAGCAGGCGCGACCGTGCTTACGCTGAAACTGAACGGAGAAGCGGTTGGAGGAACAGAGATGGACTATACCGTAGTTACGGCGAACACTTATCAGAATGTGAGCGCGGACACGCTGATCCCTGTACCGGCAGGAACAAGCCTTACTGTATCAGTCGGAAATATTTCTACAACCGAAGTCCTGGTAAAAGACGCGAACCTCATCATCAAAAAAGTTGCGTAGGGGGTGACGAATCATGATTACTTTCCGAAGCAAAACAGACGTAACAGATGCGGATGCTATTTTTTCGGAAATCAACAGCCGCTTCGTGGCAGCTATCATGATGCACGGCCAGATGGCAGATTATTTCGATTTTCTCGGGCTGAAAGGTTACAAACGTATACATGAGTACCAGCACATCGCAGAAAGCCTTGAGCGCCGTAAGGTGTGCCGATATTATATCGAACGGCACGGGAAAATTATTCCAGATGCGTTTTCTGGCGAGGTTAAAATGATTCCGGACGGATGGTATGCCGCAAAAAGCATTTCCGTCGGAAAAGGCACTAAGCAGAAAGCCGTAGAGGATGGATTTTCCGCCTATCGTGAATGGGAAGAGGAGACAAAAGCGGTATATCAGAGCTATGCCGCAACGCTACTTGAAAAAGGAAATGTGGAAGATTTCATGCTTGTAACTTCGCTGATAGATGATGTGGGCGATGAACTGAAAGAGGTTGACAAAATTATTCTTGATCTGATCTCGACCGGCTATGATATGGTCCATATCACTGATTCGCAGAAAGAATTGAACGAAAAATACAAAAAACGCATGAAAGGAATCGAGGTTGAATGATGGGAAACGTGAAAGAAGTGCTGGAAAAGCAGTTGGAAAGAGAAAAAGAATCTGCGATGCAGAAACTCACGACAGATAACCTTGACGCAATGTTCAAAATCACAACCACACTGTGCAATATGCGGAAAATGGAGTGTGAGAGCATTCCATCGGTCATGATGGATGCATCAGAGACACTGATTAAGAAGTACAGCAACGGAAAATATGATAAGAATATTGATGCATTGTATGATGAATACATTGCGGCAAAAATGGCGTACCAGGAACACGGAGACGCGGCGCACAAAGATAAGCTTATGGATTCCGTCGGCCGCCTGATGGTTGAGGTGTTCGATATGCTGCAGGCGATGATTCTTGATGCGGATTTTCGCGACGAAAGACAGGCTATCATGCAGCAGATTCGAAAACTTGCTGATTCGTGATGACAAGATGGGTACAACGAAAAACATTGAATGTAGTACGCTAGGAGCGTGAAAAGAAGTTGGGATGGGCTTGTAAGTCATTTTGATGTTCAATTCACCTCCTTTCGACGTTCTAGGGGATCCTGTTAAGAGCCTGCACAAGGCTCGGAACGTGTCTGAAATATGCCGCGTTTTCCGTTCCTCAAGCCTTTCTGAAAACGCGGCGTGTTTCTTATTGCTTTATGAATTACACAATTGGGAAACAGTAATGGAAAACTGGCATCATCCCCCTTGATTCTGCCATAAGATGCTGGATCTTTGGACTGCTTGATAGGTTCGAATCCTATTTTCCCATTACCCCGGCAGAGGTTGATCTGCCTAAATCCATTACTGCCGACGGGCAGTTAAAAACAACGTTTAGGAGGATAGAAAATGCAGAATTACGAAGCAATTCTTTCAGAACTCGAAATCGAGATTCCGGAAGACAAAAAAGCAGATCTGAAAAAGAAGATGGAAGAAAACTATCGGACCAAATCAGATTATGACAAGGTAGTTACAAAGCGTGATGAGTACAAGAACTCGCTGGACGATGTGCAGAAAGAGCTTGAGGGATTCAAAGACGTAAACGTTGAAGAATTACAGTCGAAAGTAACAACCCTCACCACACAGCTCAATGAAGAGAAAGCCGGACGGGCAGCAGATGCCAGAAAGGCAGAGGTCGAAAAACAGGTAAATGATTTCTTGACGGCTACAGATGAAAAGGGAGCGAAGAAATACGAGTTTTTGAACAGCATTACGGCTGATTACTACCGCGCGGAGCTTGCGAAAGCTCTGGACGCTGATTCTGCAAAAGGAAAGTCCATTTCGGACATCTTCTCAGAGATGATTACCGACAAGGACGGAAAACAGAAGACAGGAATTTTCGTGGATCAGCAGCAGAAACAGACACAGCAGAATGCAGCCCGTTTTACAAATCCATCAAGTAAAGAGCATCACCAGGAAGGACAGAAATATACGATGGCTGAGCTGATGAAAATGAAGAACGAAAATCCAGGTCTTGATATTAAACAGTATATGTAACAGAGAAACCGATGGTATGTTTGTAATACCGTTGCTAACCTAATTACCTTTTGAAAGTTATAGGTAGAAAGGATTTTTTATGGCATTATTTGATACCAAAAATTTTAACGGTGAAGTATTCGGTGCGTATGTCGATGCTGTACCAAACCTCAACAGAAATGAACTTTTGAAATCCGGCGCTATTGTAGAAAAACCACAGTATGCAACTATGCTTCCGGATCAGACAGGCGGAAACTATATCACAATTCCGATCAAGGCAAGAATTGGCGGAACTGCGGATAATTATGACGGCAATACGGATATCACTGCTGATTCCAGAGATACTTACACTCACGGAAGAATTGTAGTTGGACGTGCACACGGATGGACAGAAAAAGATTTCTCCTCCGATATCACTGGAGAAGACTTTATGCCAGCAGCGCAGGAAGTAGCTGAATACTGGGATGACGTAGACCAGGAAACGTTACTCTGCGTACTGAAAGGAATTTTTTCGATGACTGGCCAGAAAAACCAAGAGTTTGTTAATGACCACACATACGATGTTTCTATGTCTGCGACAGAAACAGGATTTGCGGAAACCACGCTGAACAATGCGATTCAGCAGGCGCTTGGAGACAACAAAGGGAAATTCAGTCTGGCAATTATGCATTCTAAGATTGCCACTAATCTTGAAAATCTCAAACTCCTTGCGTACATGAAATACAATGACGGCGAAGGAGTCGAAAGAGATTTAACACTCGCCACATTGAATGGCCGCACTGTCCTGATTGATGACAATATGCCGACTACTTCTTTGAGCGCAAAATATGTCAAGGCCGCAAAAACAGATCCTGGGGCATTAAAAGTTACAACAGCCGGATCTGGTGAAGGAGAAGTGGCAAAAGCCACTGTGCAGAGCGATGTAACCGACGTAAAAGAAGGAGATTATGTTGTGCTTCTTCCAGCGGGCACTGCGTACACAACGTACGTTCTCGGAAATGGTGCAATCGAGTACACAAACTGTGGTGCCAAGGTTCCGTATGAGATGGATAGAGATCCGAAGGAAAAAGGCGGAGAGGATACTTTGTATTCCCGCCAGAGAAAAATTTTTTCCCCATACGGCATCTCTTTCAAAACACCTAGTTTCATTTCTCCAACGAATTCCCAGTTAGAGAGTGGTGCTAACTGGGAACTTGCAAATGATAACAGTACTTCTACCAAGAAGTATTTCCCAATCAAAGCAATCCCAATTGCACGCATCATCACTCGATAGGAGGTATCTGGCATGGCTTATGCAGATTATGAATTTTACACAACTTCATATTTCGGCGATACCGTGCCAGAATCCGACTTTCCGCGGTACGCCGAGCGGGCAAGTGATCGAATCGATATTTTGACATTCGACCGGCTTGCAGACGGGCTGCCGGAAAACGAACGGGCACAGAAAAAGATCAAGAAAGCGGTCTGTACACTGGCGGATGCGCTTTTTCAGATCGACACCGTAAAAAATGCCGCGATGGAAACAGTAGGAACCGTAAAGAGAGAAGATGGAACGGTCATCAATAAGGCCGTTTCTTCGATTTCTTCCGGCAGTGAAAGCATCTCCTACGTGACCGGAACCAGCGGTACAAATTCCAGCGTCTACGGACAAGCGGCGATGGACAAAAAGGTAGAAAACGTGCTCGTGACACAGATTATTCTTGAAAATCTACAGGGCGTTATGACGGATGACGGCGTTCCGGTCCTGTATGCAGGAGTGAGGTTGTGAGATGGGCGGAAGAGGAGCAAGCAGCAGATTACCCATGCCCCACCGAGAGCGTGGCATGGACGTTACAATAAACGGCGAGACAACGCGGTATTATTTTACACGAGAAAATGGTATTAATTACTATAAACGTGGAATTGGTGGAATGGAGCAACCTACGCCGCTTAATATGTCGCAACGAGAATTTCGCGAGCGTGCGGAATCTAACGGGGCTACGACAAGAAACATTTTGGCTTCTGAGTGGCGTAAAGATTTGGAAAATTACAAAAAGGACAGAAAAGAAACGAATGATTTTCTAAATCGGAACGAATTTAACCGTACTGCAAAAAAAGATACCAGAGCAGAACGGAATTATAACAGGGGAGCCAGAAGGAGAAAATGATGGGTGGAAGAGGTAGCAACAGTGGAATGATGAAAACTGTAAACGGTAAGACGGTAAAACGCTTCAATACCCCCCCCTAAAGGCTGGAAACCCGTAGAAAATGCTCTTACGAATCCCAAAGGCTATACGTGGTACTCGAATGGAAAATCACGTTTTAGCGGTCAATATGAGACGGCGCTTGTAAAGAATAAGAAGTAGGTGAAACCATGTATGATGAAACCATAACTCTTTTCAATCGGTACGAAGATCAAACCGGGAATGTATTCTGGTATCCGACCGTGCTGCAGTATGTGGATCTTATCACGGATAAGGTCGCAAATATTGTCCGAACCGGCATTGACAGCGCCGATACAGCCAGTCTGCACGTGGCATATACGCCAGATAACGGCACTATTATGGTGCAGGGAAAGAAATGGTTATCACCGAAAGCCTGGAAAGCTCAAACAAACGAAGAACTTCCGGGAACAATCACTTTCGCTAACGAAGATTTTTTCGTGCTTGGCGATTACTGCGTCAAGAAAGAACAGGCTTATCTTATCGATCATAACGGAGCATACGTGCAGGATCACGAGAAAAGGCCGATTGCCACCATCGTTGAACGGCAGATGTACGGCGTGGTGAAAGACGCGGAATACACAAGCAGAGTAGACCGCGGATTCTATGACTACATGAATAAAAAATACGATAATGTGTTTTCCATCAGCAATGTAGGCGGTCCGTACAGGCTTATTCCTCATTTTGAGATAGGGGGAAGATGATGAGTAATACAAAGCATTTCCCCAGTTTTTCGGTTGTGAATGGACACGTTAAGGTGCAAGTAGACCTTACGAGATTCGATAAGCAATTCCGGGAAGCTCAGTTTTGGCTTGACGGGCAGGTTATGAACGATATGATTCCGTACATGCCATTTCGAGACGGAATCATGGTAGACACCACCAGAGTGCGTAGCGCATCCATGCAAGGCACTGGAAAGGTGTGTGCAGGCGCTCCACCGTACGGTCGTTTCTTATACGAAGGAAAGCTTATGGTTGATCCGGAAACGCGCTCAGCGTGGGCGAGACCAGGAGCAAAAAAGGTAGTTACTGACACACCGCTGAAATTTGATAAAACGGCGCATCCGTCCGCAACGGATCACTGGTTTGACGCGGCAAAGTCGGCACACGGAAAGCAATGGGTGAAGGGAGTGAAGAAACGTGCCGGAGGAGGTTAAAAAACCTGTTACATACGATGTGGACGGATACGACATCGTAACGAAAGCGCTGGAAACAGTTCTGAACACTTTCCCCGGACTTCAGCCGACCGAAAAGATCAAGTTTTCGTCGCTCAAAGAGGATGAAGGGATTGCATTCTATCCAGCGAGTGGAGCTGTGGTTGCTTCTGAAAAGAAATACATCACAGGAATTGTGGATCAGCTTTGCAACTATCCGTTTTACATCGTGTATCGCTCAGCACCTACAACGCCGGGAATTAAGACAGAAATCAAAGAATTTCTTGACACTCTCGGGAAATGGCTGGAAAAACAGCCCGTGCAGGTGGATGGGAAAGAATATCATCTGAATTCTTACCCTACACTTACGGAAGGAAGAGTTATTGAATCTATAACCCGTCTTACGCCATCTTATCTTGATACGGTGGCAGAGAACAAAGTGGAAGACTGGGTTATCAGTATGTCCTTAAAATATCGGAAAAAATTCAAAAAATAATCATACCGGCACCGATTCGGCAGCCGCTGACCGCGAAAAGTTACGCGGTAGAAAGGAAAAAACATGTCTAAACTTGAGCGTGAAGCAATGGCCACTTACCTTGATTCGACTTTCAAGAGAGTCGTGGCATCCGCAAGCTGGGTGCTGGTAGGTGACGATATCGAGGATATGTCCGTTGAGCTTAATCCGGACACAGAAACAACCAAAAACATTCTCGGACAGACCAAAACGAGAGACAACGGATATGAGCCGTCTATGGACGCTGACCCGTTCTATGCTGATCCGGATAACAAGCTGTATCCGGTACTGCGAGATATCGCCCTTGAACGTAAAAAAGGCGATGCCTGTAAAACCCTTATGCTGGAGGTCATCGTGGAGGACACAGCGGCGACCAATCATCTTGCGTACGTGCGTGAGGTCATCGTAAAACCGCAGTCTTACGGCGGCGATACTGCAGGCCTTAATATCCCGTTTGCCGTTTCCGAGGATGGGAAATTCACCAAAGGATACGTAAGCGCAGCTTCTCTTAAAACCGGAACTCCGGAATTTAATGAGGGCGCAGCGCCAGCTTCCGATAAAAGCACATCCCTGGCGTAAGATCACACACGAATAGAAAGGAGCTTTCCAATGAGCAACAAACTCGTAAAACCGCAGAGTAACGATATCATTATTGATGATGGCTTAAAAACTTATTACATCAAAAATAAGCAGGGCCATGTATACGGGAAATTTGATTTTCGACCGTCCGACACCAATCTTATCTCACGATATGATGAGGTTGTAGAACATCTGAACAGCTTTTCAGTGCCGGAAAACGAACCGGCGGACATTAAAAAAGTTGAAAGCATGGTTGCCGATGAGCTTTCCTATCTGATCGGATCGGATTCGAAAGAATCATTTTTCAGCATCTTAGGCCCGTTCTCTCCGCTTGCTTCTGGAAAGCTGTTTTTCGAAGAAGTTGTTGACGCTATCGGCCGCGTGATCGAAACTGAGACCGAACACAGGGCGAAAAAAGTTCGAACACGTATGAATAAATACGTTGCTAAATATCGTAAATAATGGACGCGTGGAGCCTTCCGACATCGCTCAACGTTGCAGGCAAAGAATATCCAATACGCTCAGATTACCGAGTGGTATTGGATATTTTGCAATGTATGAACGATCCCGAGATTTTCGAACCAGATATGACCGAGGACGAAAAGAGGGCGGAACAGGTCATAAGCATGTTAGCCATCCTCTATATTGATTTTGACGATATGAAACCAGCCGAATGGGAAGAAGCTGCGGAAAAAGCATGTGAATTTATTGACTGCGGATTTTTGGACGATACAAAGCGGAAAAGACCGAAATTGATGGACTGGATACAGGATGCAACCATTATTATACCGTCTATCAATAAGGTTGCCGGAAAAGATGTGCGCGGTCAGAAGTATCTGCACTGGTGGACTTTTTTTTCATTCTACATGGAGATCGGGGAAGGCACGTTTGCGACCGTGGTAAGTATCCGAGATAAAAAAGCCAAAGGAAAGAAACTGGACAAGTGGGAACAGGAATATTACAGAGATAACAAGGCTATCATCGATCTGAAATCGGCAAGCGGTCAGAGAAGCGAAGAAGAAAAAGCAGCTCTTAGAGAGCTTTTCGGAATATCAAAATAACTGCCGGAGCATACGAAGCACCGGCACAAACCGTTAAAAGTTACACGGTAGGAAGGAAAAACGCATGGCGGGACAGGCTGACGGCTATATCATCATTGATACGGAGATTGACACCAACGGCGCAAAAGCTGGCAGTAAGGAGCTGGAAGCGAATGTGCGGCAATGTATCTCGTCTATTAATGGTCTTGGAGACAAGGCCAAAGCATCACTCAACAAACAGGCGAATGCGTTCTCAAAGCTGAACGATCAGTACAGAGAGCAGGAAAAAAGAGTCGAACAGCTCAAAGAAAAGGTTGCTGAACTCGGAAAACAGCAGATACCGACCGATGAATACAAAGAGATTCAGGCACAGATAGAGTCTGCTAAGACGCAGATGGACAAACTAATCTATGCGCAGGAAAAATTTGTGGCGCTGGGCGGAAGTGAAGACAGCAAAAAGTATAAGAGCTATCAGTATGATATTGACCAGCTCGCAAAAACAATTGAATATGCAAAAGGTGAGTTGCAGGATCTTGAAGAAACAGGAAGAGCGTTCACGTCCGCGCTAGGATCAGAAGCTCCAACCCAGCAGTACGCACAGCTTGAGTCAGAACTTGCGAAATTAGATGAGAAAATTTCGATTACCAAAGAAAAATGGGATGAACTTTGGTCGTCGAATGATGACGGAAGTAAGACGGCAGAAATGGGAGAGCTTGCGGTTGACCTTGACTTTTTACGTGACAAATACGATTCGGTCGCAAACAAAATGCGTGAGATGGAAGAAGCCGGTACTGCAACGATTAATACCGAACCTACGAAAGAAGCAGCAGCGTCGACGGAAAAACTGGCGCAGGAAGAAGAAAAGCTGGCAAATATCAATGACCGGCTGAAAACGTCATATGACGGCGTAAAAGACAGCATTGATAATTATTCGAAATCAGCAAGCAGCGCAGCAACAAAAAAAGCCGCTGGCGACGGAGAAAAGCTGGCAAATTCAAATAAAAAAGTGGCTGACAGCGGAAGGAAAGCCGCAAATTCGCTGAAAGAGACCGGAAGCGCGGCGGGAAATGCCAAAAACGGAATTATGACGTTGCTAAAATACGGTCTAGGCATCCGCTCATTATTCGTTCTTTTCAATAAACTGAGAAGCGCGGTTGTGGCTGGAATGTCAAATTTGGCGCAGGAATCCGGCTCAACCAACTCGGCTATCTCTATGTTGTGGGGCAGCTTGGAACGGCTCAAAAACAGTCTTGCGACAGCATTTGCGCCGATTCTTACAGCGATTGCACCGATTCTGTCAAAATTCATCGACATGCTTAGCACCGCGGCAACTTACGTAAGCATGTTCTTTTCGATGCTGTCTGGTAAGAAAACATATACTCGAGCATTAGCTGTTCAGAAGGATTACGCGGCATCTCTAAGCGATACGGCATCGAGTGCGGAAGATGTAGCGGACGCAACCAACGACGCGGCAGATGCGGCAGATGCGGCCGCAGAAGCAACGGAAAAATACCTTTCCCCTCTCGATGATCTGAACAAGATGGATTCGAAAAGCGACAGCGGTTCCGGCAGCGGCGGTGGCGGCAAATCCCCGGGAGCTGGCGGCGGTGGAGGAGGAACAGGCAGTGCGCCGATGTTCACGGAAGAGCAGATCCCTAACGCTTTTCTGGATAATCTGCAGAAAGTTTTTGATTTGCTGAAAAAGATTAAAGACTTGTTTATGTCCGGCTTCTGGGATGGCCTTGGAGATTACAAACCGCAGCTTGCAGAGCTGAAAAAGGATCTGGCATCCATCAAAAGGAATCTTGCGGAGATCTTCACGGACCCGGAAGTAGTAGGAGCCGCAAAACGCTTTGCAGAATCTGTAATCTATAATCTCGGGATCGTGGCCGGATCAATAGCAAGCGTAGGTCTTACACTGGCTGTTAATCTTGTAGGCGGTTTTGAAAGCTATCTAAGCAGAAATAAGGATAGAGTCAAGAAATTCTTGGTTGATATTTTTAACGTCGGCACAGAAATGGCAGATCAGTTTGGTCTTATTGCAAAAACCATAGCCGAAGTGTTTGCAAACACGTTTGGAACACAGACGGCACAGGATCTGACTGGAAATATTATTGGAATTTTTGCAACTTTGGGAGGTCTGGCCGTAGAAATTTTTTCACGATACGAACGGGATAAGATGTATCTTATTTCACAGCCGTGGATTGACAACAAGGATAAGATAACAGAAGCAATTAATAATACAATTGCTCCGATACAACATCTCGCGCAGGTTATCGAGGACTTTTTAAACGATACATCCGACAAAATTATTGCATTTTATGATGAGAGCGTTAAGCCATTTATTGATGACTTCGAATCAGGCTGTGCGTCTATTTTGGAAACACTGCTTGATCTTTACAATAGTTATGTAGTGCCTATCATCGATGAATGGGGAACGCGGCTCGAAGATTTGATTAATGGACCTCTTACAGATTTTGTCGATAAATTCCTTGATGTGTGCGCAAAAATCATTGATGCGCTACAGCAAATTTGGAATAACGTTCTTGTTCCCCTTATTAATTGGATTCTTCAAAATGTAATTCCGTTATTGGCTCCTGTAGTACAATGGCTAGGCGACGCGGCTATTGATTTATTGGGCGCTGCGGTAGAAATGGCGAACGGAATTCTGGATATGCTCGGCGGTTTGATCGATTTCCTTGTTGGTGTGTTTACGGGCGACTGGAAAAAAGCTTTTTCCGGTGCAGGACAAATAGCACAGGGATTTGCGGATACATGCGGCGCTGTAATTGAATGGATTGGAGACTATATTTTAACTCCATTTATGTCACTGGTGAAAAAATTATTCTCTGTTGACTGGGTAAAATATTTTGGCGTAGCTGGCATTGCTCCGCAGGTTCTTTGCGATTTGATTAAGTCAATATTCGGAACTATGAAAAACGTATTTATTGGGATTATGAATTTTATTAAATACGCGTTTACTGGTGACTGGCGGAATGCTTGGCAGAGCGTCAAAAATATCTTTTCGAGTATCATGAGCGGAATTGGTGATGTTGTGCGTGCTCCGATTAATGGGATCATCAGCATGGTTAATCAGGCAATCGGAGCAATCAATAATCTGATCCGCGGCGTGAATAGAATTCCGCATGTAAATATTCCAACTATCGGAAGAATCCCACATCTGGCATCCGGTGCGGTCATCCCACCAAACCAGGAGTTTCTGGCAATGCTCGGAGATCAGAAAAGCGGAAACAATATCGAAGCACCAGAGGGGCTTATCCGTAAGATTGTCCGGGAAGAGTCTGGAAAAGGCAATGGAAGCTATACTTTCGTTGCACAGTTGGACAGAAAAGTCCTGTTCAAGGAAACAATCAGCGAAGCAAAGCTGCAGCAGATACAGGGTGGAAATAACCCATTCGAGCTGTCTACGACTTAAGGAGGGCATACATGGCACAAAATCATTTGCAGTTTGATGGCTACACGCCGCCAGATGTTGACGAAGATGGTTACACAATTGCTTTTGCAGCAACATCTTCGGACGATTCCGGGCGGCTTATGAACGGCAAAATGGTCAACACAAGGTTATTCACCGTTGAAGCGTATAACCTTAAATGGACCGATATTACCCTTGAAGCAGCAGCGGAAATCCTTTCAAAGACTGTTTTCAAGTCTCAGTTCAATTTCCATTATTTCAATATCAAAACCGCAAAATGGGAGACACATGCTTTTTATGTTGCAAACGTTGACACAGCGATGTATTCCCTCAAAGAGGGCGAGGAAAAATGCACAAGTCTTAGTTTCCAGGTAACGAGGATTGACCCATCATGAAAAATGTAAGCACAGAATTTAGGAAAAAAGTAGAAAACGGTTCTGCATGTTATGCGTACGCGAACGTGGTTTTACGGAACGGCACAAAATTGACTCTGGATCCGTCCAAAGATTTTCGAATTGACGGTAACAGCATCACCACCAATGGGGGAAGTTCATTCCCCCTCGGTGTGGCGCTTTCAAGAACAATAGAGCTTAATTTGGATAACTACGACGGAAGATTTGATGCCATTGACTTTTACGGCGCAGAAATCACGCTTTTTACGGGAATGACGCTGGATGATGGAAGCGTAGAAAAAATCAAAGAGGGAATCTTTTCTGTAGTTGAGCCGACCACGCCGGGATCCACAATTACGCTTGTTGCTGCAGATTACATGGCGAAAACATCCGATAGTTACGTTGCAAATACGACGTTTCCGGCGACTATATTTAATATCTATCGGGATGTCTGCATTCAGTGTAATCTTGTTGCTGGCAGCGCGAAATTCACAAATGGTGATTTCGTGGTAGATGCAATTTCTGAAAATGTTACATGCAGGGAGATGCTCGGATATATCGCTATGATTGCTGGCGGAAATGCCATGTGCGATTCCAACGGTGCTGTTATTATTAAGAGCTATGATTTTTCCGGCCTTAAAAAGTCAGATGGAACGTATGATTACACGAAAGCACAGAATTTTTCTGGATTTCAGAAGAATCCGAGCATTTCGACAGATATGATTCGGATAACTGGAGTTAAGGCGGAGAACGACGATGGAGATGAAAAGCAATCTTATATTGTAGGTTCGGAAGATTACTGCTTCTTGATCGAAAATCCATTGATTTCCGGCAAAGAAGCACAGGCACTGCAGCTAATCGGAAATGTTATTGTCGGGCTGGAATTTTACACATTCAGCGGAGATCACATTTCAAACCCGCTTGCTGAGTTTATGGACCCGTGTTTCGTGCAGGATATGAAAGGAAATCTTTTCTTTTCCGTTCTGAGCAATATTACTTACACGTACCTTGGCAGTACGTCTATTTCCTGCGATACAGACAGCCCAGAAACCGTAAAGTCGCAAAAGGCGACATCTGGCTCGAAAGTATACCAGAATCTCAAAAAGCAGCAGCAGGTTATTAAAAAAGAATTTGAAAAACAGATGGACGCTCTCGAAAAACAGGTTTCCAACGCACCTGGAACCTATATTTCGAGCGAAGTGCAGCCAGATGGCAGCAGCATCTACTATCTGCACGATAAGCCTACGCTTGCAGAATCCAAAAGTGTTTTCAAAATTACAGCTGATACCATCACAGCATCGACCGACGGCGGAAAGACTTGGAACGGTGGATTTTCTGTAGATGGAGTCATGATAGCTAAGATCATGACTGCTATTGGCATCAATTTCGATTGGGGAGTTGGCGGCACCCTTATCATCCAGGACAGAAACGGAAAACAGACCGTCTACATGGATGCTGAAACGGGAGAAGTCCGGCTTAGCGTGGTTTCTCTTTCCATTCAGGGCGAAACGGTGGCAGATATTGCCGAAAAAAAAGCGGAATCTTCTCTGAACGACTTTACGAGCAATATATACAACCCTATGATTTCCAGCCTGCAAAAGCAGATTGACGGTCAGATCGAAACGTTCTATTACGATTACGAGCCTACGCTCAACAACGTTCCGGCGAAAGAATGGGATACCGAGGAGAAGAAGACTGCTCATGAGGGAGACTTATTCTATTGGAAGTCGAAAGGCTATGCGTACCGCTTCCAGAAAGACGGATCGGCGTGGAACTGGCAGCTCGTACAGGATACCGATATCACGCTTGCCATGCAGAAAGCCGCAGAAGCCAAAGACACAGCAGACTCAAAGCGCCGCGTTTTTACAGCTACGCCGTATCCTCCGTACGATGTAGGTGACCTGTGGGTGGGCAATGATACTTCCGATCTTATGAGATGCCAGCGCTCACGACAGTCTGGTGCCTATGATTCTTCTGACTGGATCAAGGCGGTTAAGTATACAGACGATTCTGAACTTAACAATTTCATCTACACGGATTATGCAGAAACGCTTGTCGAAATCTCTAATTCGATTGACAAGAAAGCCGAAACGTGGTTCCAGGCAACAGATCCGGCGCTCCAATGGACAGATAATAGCACATCTGAACCATTGCAGGACCATACCGGCGCGAATATTACGGACAGCACCGGTGCAAACATTCTGACCGTATGGGAGCGCGAAAAAGCGGCTCATAACGGCGACTTGTGGCATAACACAACCAATAACGTCGAGTACATCTATAAGGATGGAACCTGGCACGAAATGAGCGTTCCAGACGATGTTTTTGACAGAATCGACGGCAAGGCGCAGATTTTTGTTGGCGAACCGATTCCCCCTTATGACGTAGGCGATACATGGTTCACCGGAACAAATATCCTTGTCTGCGTAGTTAAGCGCACATCTGGAAAGTATAATGCGTCCGACTGGGCGAAAAAAGATACTTATACAGACGATACCGCGCTTGAAAACTTCCTTTCCGGCGACTACAAAGAGACTATTGCCAACTTGTCTACTCAGATAGACGGAAAAGCGGAAACGTGGCGGCAGAGCACAGACCCAGCTAAGTCGTGGACAACGGACGCACTGAAAAAGCAGCATAAGGGTGATTTGTGGTACAACACGACCGAGCAGAAATCCTATATCTACAACGGTAGCGCGTGGGAACAGATGAAAGCAGAGCCGCCGAGCGGTGTCTACGATGCCATCGACGGAAAAGCGCAGATTTTTGTAAAACAGCCAACCACGCCGTATGCGGTAGGAGACCTCTGGTTTGACTCGACGAGTGCCGATATCATGACTTGCGTAACCGCCAGAGAGTCCGGCTCGTATGTTGCCGGAGATTGGCAGAAGAGAAATAAGTATACGGACAACTCCGCGGTAGATGCACTTGACAAGGCCTTAACACAGCTTGAAATTTTTAACCGACTCACCAATAACGGCGCGGCACAGGGCATTTTCTTGAAAGATGGAAAACTGTTCCTCAATTTCTCGTACGCACAAGGCGGAACCTTAAAACTTGGCGGAGTCAACAACGGCAACGGTCAAGCGGAAGTGTATGATTCCAGTGGAAATAAGATCGGAAGCTGGAACAAAGACGGTTTTAATTTGAAAAAAGGTTCCATATATGGTACGCAGATCCACCTTGAGTCACAAAATGACTATATACAAGGCACGGTCAACGGAAATGAAGCTGTCAAAATCTCCACAGGCGGCGTAAAAGTTGACAGTACGGCTAACTGGGGACTTGGCGTTACTCGGAAAGAATATATTTTTGAAATGAATCCGTACTTATTCCCTGGCGTTCGATTGCTTGATCGATCAACGGGAGCTGGAATTGGCAGCACGTGGACAAGCGGACACTTCGGAATGTGTTACACGGACGATCTTTCAGGATATTCCTCTGTCACTGATTCGCTCTCGAATTATGGTGTATACATGAAAGCCGGAAAAGAGGATGCAAACGGCGGCTTTTATGCAATAGGAAATGGACTTGGAAAAGGTTCACATGTAACCGCAGAGGGAATCTACACTTCTGGAACCAAAAATAGAATTGTAGATACCGAAAACTACGGTCAGCGTCTCCAGTATTGCTATGAGATGCCAAGCCCGTTCTTCGGAGACATCGGAGAAGCGGAAACGGACGAAAACGGCCTGTGCTACGTTCAGATTGACGATATTTTCGGCGAAACAGTGCTGAGAAATGACAAGTATAACGTGTTCTTGCAGAAAGAGGGATGCGGCGACCTGTGGATCGAGGAAAAAACGGCAGACTACTTTTTGGTCAAAGGAACACCAAATCTTAGCTTTTCATGGGAGCTGAAAGCTAAACAGGCAGATTACACGCTAGAAAGACTGGAAAAGAACGAAACTCCATATGAAAAAGAGCCGGAATTGGACTACAGCGAAATCGGCTATCAGACGTATATTGATTATGTAGAATCGAAAATTATAGCATGAAAGGAGAAACAATGAAAGTCTTAACAAGTTTTACGAAATTAGTAACCGGCGAGGGCATCCGGATCGCTTACACCTATTCAGAGGTGGACGATTCCGGCGACCTTATCAGTCAGAATAACCGCGGCAATTTTGTCGCGGTTAACCCGGAATTGAAAAAGCATATCGCCGCAATTGATGAATATATTGAAAATAATCAGCTCAATAAGGAGGAAAACTAATATGGCAAAATTCACAGATTACACCGAAAAAACAGAACCGGTAGACACCGACCTTGCTCTCATCTACGACACCCCAGCCAAAGTGAATAAAAAGTTTACTTTCGGCAATCTGTGGAAATGGATTGCTAAGAAAATCGTGTCTGAGGGTATCTCTCAGCTTGATACGACTAATAAGACAATCCCTGGAGCCATTAACGAATTAAATAGTAAGCGGTTCAATGCCAATAGTTATATTATATATAGTGATGACTCTGCCAAAACAGTAAGCGTAAAGTGGGGTGGTGTAAACAGTCATATGACTTCGTTTTTACTAATTGATAACAACCGCAATACCTCTGCATACATAACAGGAAGGATATCGGGAGTGGCAGAAATATCAAAAGGAACTGGATCTGCAGCACCACCCGTACTTGATGCTTCTTTGGCAACATTAAAAGTGACACTTGGTCCATGGAGCGCAGCATTTTTAATCTGCCTTGATCTTGTGACTATAAGTTAAATAGTAAGGCAATATATGTGAACAATATCACTGATCTAAACAATCCGCCGAAATGCCCCATATTAGATACAAAAATTAATCCAATAGGATTACCAAGTGGACTTGGGTCAAACGCATGTTTTGTTATCCAACAGAATTTAGGTACCGGTAATTACACCGCTCAATTAGCATTTTCTTTTAGACATGATAAGATTGCCATCAGAAGAAAAAGCAATACTGACAGTTGGACTGAATGGAAATATTTTACAGCTCAATAAAATAGTAAGACAAGAATCAAACCAATAGACGTTAATACGACAATAAATGACAAAACAGCAACGATCAAATATAATATATCGGACACCGCTATCGGTTTATTATTGATTTCCGGTAATATTGGAAGTGGTGTGTATTTTTCGATTGTTATCAATTATGGAACAAAATGGTCTATGAAACTACTTTCTTTCACTGCGTCAAATACCGATACGTCAAGTATTGCTATTAATACAGATTTGGGTAAAATTACTTTTAACGGAAACTCCAAATTGGAGTCCTTTTACAAAGTGAATGGATTATTATTTGGTTAAAATAATTCTATAGACTGCGGATTTAATTTATTAAAAATCTTGCTTAAATCTTGCTTTTTTGAAAAAAGACTTCCTATTTTCAAACAACGTGGTATAATGTAAGCACAACTAAAAAAGGAACCGGGCTATCCGACCAAAGACACACCCGGTTCCAAACTGCACCACAAAGGGTACGTGTATTATTATATCACAATACCCTCCCTTTGTGAACCACAAAAGGAGGTTTTTTTTATGGCAGATTTTGCGACCGAGTTTATTACAAAGTTGAACGGCAAGCTCACACCGGAGCAGATGAAAGTTGTGCTTAACGAATTGGAGATCTTTTCGGACGATTACAACATTGAAAAGAAGTGCAGGGATGTAGCGGTTCCGGATGATCTCTTACCAGCGTGCTATAAGGTCTACATGGTATCGAAAAAGATTGAGGGCATGAGTCCACAGTCGCTTATAACTTACAAATGTTATCTGGAACAGTTTTTGTACGCCGTCGGCAAGCCAGTTGAGAAAATCACGGCAAACGATATCCGCTTATATTTGTACGGGCTGGTTGGGAAGAACTCGGATCATACCATTGACACTAAGCGCATCGTTATCAATACGTTTCTTGACTGGTGTTGTCGGGAATATTACATTCCGGAGAACCCATGTGCGAAAATCCACGCCATTAAGTACGAGGAGAAGCCGCGAGAGCCACTTGATGGCATCGAGATGGAAATGGTACGGGATGCGTGCGTTGATCTTCGAGAAAGAGCAATGATCGAGTTTTTCTACAGTACCGGATGCCGTGTTTCGGAAATGGCGATCCTCAAAAAAGAAGATATTGATTTCTCCACGAAAGAAGTCAGATTGTTCGGAAAAGGCCTCAAACACCGAGTTTCTTATCTTAACGCCCGCGCAGAATACACTCTGCAGAAGTATTGGGCTACCAGAAAAGACGATACAGATGCCGTTTTCTGTACAATACGTAAGCCTTACCATGCTCTGCAAAAGCAAGCTATAGAGCAGGTCATCCACAACATCGGCGTGCGATCCGGCATCGTGAGACCGCTATTTCCTCATCTGATCCGGCACACCACAGCTACAAATGCGATAGACCACGGCATGGACGTGACAGATCTGCAGAAACTCCTCGGTCATACGCGGATCAGTACCACGATGATCTACGCAAAAGTAACGCAGGAAAACGTAAGATACAGCCATCACCGATACGTAGTCTAACAAGCCTACAAAGAGCCGTGAGAAAAAGAGTACAATGTTCCTAAGAAACGAAATTTCGGGAAAAGGAGCATCGACAAATGAGAATTGACAGATCATTAATCAGTAACACGAACACTTACAGTGAGAACGATCCTAAATGTATCGTAGTCCACAACACGGATAACTTCGCCGCCGGAGCAGACGCGCTGGCACACGCACGAGCGCAGTATAACGGCAATTTTCAGAATATGTCCGCACATTATTACGTGGATGATGGTGACACCGCCTATCAGGCGGCACCGCACAGCCGTGGGTGTTGGCACGTCGGGGTTAATTACGGCGGTAATAACCTGTTTGGACGCTACGGCAACCGTAGCAGCATCGGCGTTGAGATGTGCGTGCAGGCGGGATATAATTACGAAAAAGCGTTTCAGAACACGGTAGCGGTCGTCAAAGAGATCATGCGGGAGACTGGTATTCCGGCAAGTCGCGTATACCGCCACTACGATATCTGTAGCAAGCACTGCCCGAGCCAGATCATCGAGAGAGGGGATTGGGAGCGGTTTAAGAGCCTGATCAGTGACGCGGCATCGGTCGAACAGCCAGAAAGCGGAAAGTATGAGCCTGGTATTTACAAGGTCAATACCGACCTTAATATTAGAGAGCAGCCGAACGCAGACAGCCGACGAGTTGGAACGATCAAAGACCGCGGCAGCTACACGGTGACAGAAATTCAGAATGGAAGCTGGGGACGGCTGCTCTCCGGTGCTGGCTGGATTAACTGCCATACTAAGTATTGCACTTACGGCGGAGCAGCTCCGAAAGAAGAATCGACCGTAAAAGCGATTTCGGTTGATGGAGTATGGG